GTGATGAAATGAAAGCATTTAGAAAATCAATGAGAGATATACCACAAGACTACGATTCATCTAAATATGATGAACTACTTGCTAGAGATAGCGATGGAAAATTAACACATACAGTTTGGGAGAAACCATAATGGCTTTAGTTAAATTATCACCAAGTGGAATTGATTTATCACAAAATTTTGCGTTTACTGGTACTGTAACTGGTACTAGTAAACTTGTTAATCATTGGTACAATGTTCAAGATTTAACTGGAGATATTTCTATTACAAATACATCTTTTGCTGATGTAGCTGGCGTTAATACAATTACAATTACACCCACAAGCACATCAAATAAATTAGTTTTAAGATGGTGGGCGGCTTCTATGGGTTTTGTAGATGATGAAAGTTTAGAAATACGAATTGCTGATACAGTTTCGGGAAATGTTCATACTGGTGATTTCGGTATGAGAGTTCACAATAGATCAGATGGCTCAAACGAACATTGGGATGGTCAACAAGAATGTAAAGCAGTTATAGCTGTTCCAAGAACTTCATCTACAACTTACAAAATACAAGCTAGAGTTAATACTGGTACTGGCTATGTAAACTGGGGTGGGTCTCAAAGTGAATTTATTTGGGATATTATGGAGGTAACAACATCATGATTAATCCTAAATGTGATTGTGGCAAAAATATAGAAGAATGCGATTGTGAATAATGTGGCGTACATTAATTGTATTAATTTTTTTATCTACAAAGATTTATGCAGCAGATACTAATACAGTATCTTCTACTGTTGTAACAGACAAGGCTCCTCCCACTGCAAATGCTCCTAGTGTAGTAGTTAATAATAGCGATATTTGTAAAACAGCTACATCAGGAGCAGTGCAAACACAGATATTTGGTATTGCATCTGGTGTAACTATTACAGATGAAAACTGTGAAAGAATAAAATTATCTCGTTCTCTTTATGCTATGGGAATGAAAGTAGCAGCAGTATCTACATTATGTGCTGATCCAAGAATATTTGATTCAATGTGGATGGCTGGAACTTATTGTCCTTATATGGGTAAAATAGGTTTAGAAGCTAAAGAAGGATGGGAGGCTAACCCAACTTTAGTACCAAAAGGTAGCACAGTTTTTACACATAAAGAATCAATAATAGATGAAGAAAAGGTAAAGAGTGATGACGAATTTAAAAGGTTTATGTTTTACGCTATGGCTTTTTATATCGGTATTCCTATCCTTTTCTAGTAAAGGAGTAGATTGCGATACAGATACTATAGGTCTTTGTACTCCTACAATAGAAGAAATAATTGATGAAGTAATAACTGAAACCATTGAGCATGAAGCTGATGGTATTACAATTACTACAACTACAGACACAACTACAACTACAACTACAGTTACAAATGAATCTTCAGGTGATATTTTAGATGGCGATAATGATTATGTAGTTACTTCAAAAGAAGGTGATATGGATTATGATTGGGGTGGTCAAGGCCCAGCATCAATGAAATCAGGTACTTATTGTGGTGATTTAGGTTCAGATAAATGTGCTGAAATAACTGGGTCAGGTAATTCAACATCAACTATGGGAGTATCAGGAATGGGTACTACCTTTATACAAACTGTTAATATATCTGATTTAGATTTTGATAAAGGTGGGCGTACCAATTACACAATTAAAGTAGAAAAAAGGGATGCAGAAGATTCCATCTATATGCACATTACAGGTAAAAATGGAAATACTAATGTTTTTTCTGGTACTGATGTATTGTCTGCTAGTGGTACAGCTAGTGGTTATCAAGCCTACGAAGGTGGTTGGGATTTTAGTGGCAGCTTAACTACTATTATAGTTGAAGTAGGAGGTAGAGATATAAATCTTGCAGTAGGGCCCTTGTTTGATGATGTCACAGTTCAGGTGCTTTATAATGTTGTCAATACCATTGTCACTCAATCCATAACTTCAGTAGAACAATTTATTGCTTTAAATATAGATGCACCAGAGGAAGTTATAGATGTAGTTGAAGATATATTTGATTCAAATGAAATGGTAGAAACTGACACAGGTTATGAATTAGAACCTATTGAATTAGAAGAACCTAGCTATGAAAGTATTGAAATAGAAATAGAAGAAATAGAAGTAGCTGAAATAGAAATGGAGGTAGAAGTTGAAGAAGAAATCGAAGCTGAAATCGAGATTGAATCCGATAGCGAAACTTCTGTCGAACCCTCTGTGGAAGCAGAAGATAGTTCTGAACAAGAAGAAGTACAACAGGAAGAAACTAAGGAAGAACCAAAGTCAGTAGCTAAAGCTAATTCTAAAGAAAAAGCAGCTAAAAAAATTATGAAAAAAATTGATGATAAAAAAAGGTACGATAATGTTTCACAAACTAAAACATTGGTTGTGATGCAAGTGTTAGGAAACACCAAGACTTTTTTTGAAAGCCAACAATCTTTAGTTGATAGAGAAGGTTTTTTTAGTAATGTGACTTTACCTGATACAGTTATATCTGATAACGATATGGCTAGTTATTTTCTTTTTGTTGGAAGTAATGGTTTAATGAATGATATGATAGATAGTCAATGGCAGAATTAGACGTAGGAGGTATTAAATTTAAAGGTGGTAAGATTGTAATTATTATTACAGCTCTTACTACATTTGGTGGAAGTTTATGGGGAGGATTTGAATTTTACAAAGATTATTTAAACATGAAAGATACTATAGGAGCTTATGTTGCTCCTGATTTAAGTGGCTTTGATAAAGAATTAGAATTGATTGATCAAAAGGTAAATATGCTTCAATCAGAAATGACTATGATTTTAGAAGAAGTAGAGTTAGTATCGGATGTTGCTAAAGAATTAAAGAATGATTTAAAAGATGATGTCAGAAGAATTGAAACGATTGTTGAAGATGTTGAACAAAGAGTTAAACAAGACAGTAGAGATCAACAAAAAGACCTTAACGAACTTGTTAAAGGAATTGAAGAAGATATGGAAAAGTTAGAAATTAAAATAGATAAACAAATTAAGGCAGCATTAGATAATCCTCTAAATGCTTTAAACAAATAGTATGTACGGTTACTGCTATTTTATGACCATAGAAATGTATTATGTTTAAGGTATGGTTGTTGGTAGCTTTATTACATACACCTAGTATGCCTAGCGTTAAATATCAGGCATATATTTATGCTACAGAACATGAGTGTTATGAATCATTGGCTGAGTTTTTAAATTTGTATGAAAAAAAATCAGATGAATATAAAAAATCTACTAAAGTAGATGGTCATTGTTTAGAGTTTGAATCATTTCCAATAGCGAGATTAATGAGTAATGTCTGATTGGGAAAGACAATATGAAGAAATAACTAAATCTCTTGATGAGATTAAAAAAGATGTCCGTGAAAATAAACAACAAGTTAATGCTTTAAAAGAAGAAATGGCTACAGGTAGAGGAGCATTAAAAGCAGTTGCTTGGATTGGTTCAATACTGATTATTATATTTACAACATTGAGGTTATTTAACTATAATCCTTAAATGAAATTTCAGGGCCATAAAGTCCTAGTAATAGGGGATACCCATGATAGTCCTCATATCCCACAAGATAGATTTAAGTGGATCGCTAAACATATTAAAAAGATAAAACCTGATTATATAATACACATAGGCGATTTCGGAAGTTTCGATAGTCTTTCTTTCTTTCAAGCTAATGATACACAACAAGGCAAGTTAAAAGATGCCTTTATGATAGATATAAATTCTATGCGTGATGCACTAGCTATACTTAATGAAGCTGTTGCAGAAATACCACATCACATTTGTTTGGGTAATCACGAATTAAGAGTACATAAATTTGAAGAAAAGATACCTGAAATACAAGGTATGATGAAGAAGGAACTATATGATTCTTTCTACAATTATGGCTGGACTGTGTCAGAATATGGTGAATTTAAATATGTAGGAGGTGTTGCTTTTGTCCATGCTCCCTTAAATATAATGGGTAGGGAATATGGTGGCAAAAATGCTGAAGTACAAATAGCTAATGATTCCTTACATGATCTAGTTTTTGGCCATACACATAAAGCAAGGGATTGGAAAGCTCCTAAGATTGGGAATAAAAAGTGGGTAAGGATAATAAATGTCGGTTGCAGTTTACCTTATGGTCATATAGAGGAATACGCAAAACTGAATATGAATGGTTGGTCATGGAATATAACAGAGCTTGGTATCTGGGATAACCATATCCAAGAGAATACATTTATATCTATGGACAGATTGGAGAGAGAATATGGAAACTATTAAAAGCGTATGGAAAGGTCTTTCAAAAAAAGGAAAGATTTTTTTTGGTGGTATAGCAGTTATACTAGCTTTGGTTATCATTAACTACTTCGTATAATGTTACCAGCATTAGGAGCAATAGGCCCTATCGCTAAAATGGTAGGAGGAATACTTGATAAAGCTGTTCCTGATAAAGACCTAAAAGAAAAGCTAAAACATGAGCTTAACACTCAATTAATTAATGGTGACCACGAAGAACTTATTGCCAAGTCAGAAATAATTAAGGCAGAAGCTAATTCAAAACATTGGCTAACTGCTACTTGGCGACCAGCTCTGATGTGGATTTGTATTATTGTTATTGCTAACAATCATATAATAGCACCATTTTGTAATGCTTTTTTAGGAACAAGTATCGAATTATCTATACCTGATCCTATGTGGAATCTACTTACTATCGGTGTTGGAGGTTATATAGCTGGTAGAAGCG